AGAGATTACATTTACTGACAATCAATCATATCTTTGGTCGCTATTGCCTAATAAGTTAAAAGATTCTATAATAGTAGCTGAAGATTACTTAGACTTTTTTCCTGATGACATTATTGTAGACGAGATGGATCCTATGGATTATGCTAATAGACTTAAAGCTGCTTTTCCTGAACTATCTAATGGAGCAGTACTTCTAATTGTTCGTCAAGGACTTGGTTTATAAAGGAAAGTTAAATGCCAGTATATTCATTTGTATGTGAGCCATGTAAAAAGAAAGAAGACTTTCTTCGGACAGTTGAGGAAAGGAATAAAGCCACACAGTGTAAGTGTGGCAATAAGATGAAACGAGTACCTGAGCGTTTCAATGCGGAGGTTTTTGAAGAATACTTCGATGAGGGATTAAATAGTGATGTTTACAGTAAGCGTCACAAAAAAGCTATAATGGAACAGCAGGGCGTTATAGAGGCTGGAGATCCTGTTCATGGAGGTAGGAATTTTGATTCAAAGATGCCAAACTTGATTGGGAAGCAGAAACCAAAGGGCAAAGTTTGGAAAGCTCCAAAGGAACGTAGTGATGCAGAAGTCACGACTTTAAACAATAAGGGTGAAGTTACAGGTGTTCATAAAGTAGACGATCTTCCAAATGCAGGGGAAGGTCTTAAATGACGGGGCTAACTAATAAGGAGCCTCCTACAATTTTGCGGAGGAATTACAATGAGTGAAATGGCTGGAGATGAGGCAGCGGCTGGAGATGCACAAAGTGTTGCTTCACAAGAGGATTACAGGTCTTTTGTTGAAGGTGAGGCAAATGACTGGGGAGACGTTGATGATAGTGGCGTCTTAGATGGACTGGAAACAGCAGGTATGGAAGAGCCAGAACCTGAGTCTCAAGCTGACGCTCCTGTTCCACAGATGAGAGTGGATGAAGGCCGTAGGCAAGGGACTGATGAGGTTTTAGCTCGACTAAGGCAGAGTGACCCTGAAGCTGCTCGAATCATGTCTGGTATGCAACGTCAAATGCACCAGAACATTAATGAGTGGAACGATCTAAAATCAGAGGTTCTTGGTCTTCGTGAGCAAATGTTGAGTCAAAGAGAACAAGGGCAAGCTCCAGAACAGGATGAAGAGTTAGTAGATGAACAAACTTTACCTGAAGGCGTTTCAGAACAACATCTTGAAATGTTTAGAGCAATGGCCGATCACTTAGGATATATTCCTAGGCAAGAGTTGGATGAGAGAGCACAAGAAGTTCAGTCTCGTAATTATATTCAACAAAACTTGGATGATGCTTACGATCAGTTTGGAGAACAATTCGGATCTGTGGATAATGATGGTAATGTTAGAATACACCCTGAAGTACAGGATCGTTTGAGGGCTAGGTTAGAACAGCTTCAAGATCCCACTACAGGTATAACACCTCTTGATTTGTATAGACTGGAGTACGGAGATCAAGCTCCTGTCCAACAAGAACAAGAACAAGAGGAAGTTCAACCAGAGCCACCTCCACAACAACGAAGACCATCTCCTAGTGCGACCGTTAGAAGAAGCTCAAGGGGCGGAGTTCCAAGCGTTAGAATTTACGACCCTAATAGAAATGATTCTGCTGAAGATGTATTTGAGAGAGCTTGGGCATTAGGTAAGCGACAACTTACTGGACAATAATAACACGAGGTGAAAGCCTCATTTTCTTGAGAGATTGTAATGGGAATTAAAGATGCAAATCCGAGTATAACATGGGGTGGTCTACTTAGCTCCACTGTTATGAACTATTTGGATAGCGGGATGCTCCGTGACCAAGTACACAAACGTAGTTCTTTTTGGAAGTGGCTTAATGAAGGAAGTCGTATTAAGAAGTTAACTGGTGGTGAAAGAATTAAGCTACCTGTAATGTATGAAGGTTCTGGTAACTTTAAGCGTTACTCAGGATATGAAACTCTTGATCCATCAGGTTATGATGGGCAGACGAATGCTTTCTTTGATTGGAAGCAAGCGGCTACCACAGTTGTAATCTCTGGATTGGAGAAACGTAGTAATCAAGGCGAAAGCCGTATTCGTGATCTTGCTAAAGATCGTTTGTTCCAAGCAGAAGCTACGTTGGCAGATAACTTAGCCACCGATGCTTTCAGTGATGGTACTGCAAACGGTTCTAAGCAAATTACAGGTTTGGAAGCAATGGTTGCTACGACTGTTACTTCTGGTACATATGCGGATATTAACTTTGGTAATAACGACAAATGGCGTAACAATGTTATTACTGGTGTTGGTAACGCAGCTGCAAACCTTCTACCTAACCTCCGTACGCTCTTCAATGATTGTACTGAGATTTCAGGTGTTGAAGGTGAACCAGATGCTATCTTCACGACTCAGACAATGGCTGAGACTCTTGAAGCGTTGATTGTGCCTGCAATTCGTTATACACCAGGTGGCGAAGGTGAATTGAGTATCAAGCCTAAGTTCCGTGGTGCTACGGTTTATTGGGAAGGCAAGTGTCCTTCTGGAACCTTGTATGTTCTTAATAGCAAGCACATCATGATTTTTGTTCATAAGGATGCGTACTTTAGCATGGGACCTGATGGTATGCAGAGTCCAGTAAACCAAGATTCGTTCTTGGCTCCGATTCTGTTCCAAGGTAACATGGCTACTAACCTACGTGCTGGTTTGGGCAAATTAACTGGTTTGACCTAGGAGGTAGATATGGCTGTTACTGCAATTACATCTGAAGGTCGTATGGCTAATCGTTTGGTGTTAACAGGTACTATGACCTGTGATGCGTCAGGTGGAACAGTGGCCATAACAGATACAAAAAGTCGCCTAATTAGTTTTTGGGCTATAAATTCAGACGGAGAAGAAAGTAATCGAATCGTTCTTAATTCAAATGACGGCACTGAAGATACTGCTAATGGGTCTATTTATATTTCCCATGCAGGTGATGACACTGACGTTTTGAATTTTGAGGCAACCTTAGTTTAGGAGATATTGACTTATGTGGATGCAAACAGTAAATCGGAATGATATGGATCGAGTTTGGATCGTTGTAAGTAATTACAGCGGTGCAGATATTGGTCAGTATGATCCGGTTTTTAAGTATACAACAGCAGGTAATGCGGCTAGTATTGCTGTAAATGAAGGCGGTAGTTTAACTAAAGCCGGAGTAGGCGATACAGCTATGCACATGAATCACTTCTTGGGTATTGCTTATGAGGATATCCCTGATAAGACTGAAACAGGATTAGTGCAGGTTTATGGTTATTGTGATTCTGCACGTCTTGCTTCTGAAAGCGGTACTAAAGTAATTAAAGGCGGAACTGGTCTTCGTGTTCCAGCGGCTGCCAGTGTCGGTTTTAGTAGCATTGGATTGAATGGTTCAGGCAAAGAAAGTATTTATGTAACGGCTTTGGCTGACATTACACAGGCTCAAATTAACGCTAATCCAGGTTATGCTGATAGCGTATTTATTCGTGCTCTGTAACTTTGTTTCATGTTGTATCACAGTGGGGAGGCAGAGAAATCTGCTTCTCCACAATAAGATGAAGGGCTGATAATGAATTGGATTTATAAGTTAATACAGCCAGTTGATCCCAAAGAGGCGGGGGATCATCTGGTTCGTTGTGAGTGTGGTAGAATAATGTGGTTAAAAGCTCCAGATAAGATTAGAAGACATCATGCAGGTCATCAGATTAAGATTATGGAGCATGGCAGTTTTATAGATTTTTTTCGTTTAAAACTAGGTTTAGTTAATCGTAGAACTATAGGAGAATACCTAAAAGATAAAATGGAAGGCAGGGCTGGATGAAATTAGTAATTGGACTACCGTGGTATAGCGGGCCTGATGAGACAACAGGGCCACTATATATGGACATGATGATGTACTTTGGTGCATTGCGTGAAAGGACTATACTTAAAGACTCTGTTAGTTATGATGAATGGGTAAAGATACGGGATAAGTTACCACCATTAGACGAGTCTGGTGATGCAAATGGAGAGCCTACTGATTTAGATTATTCAAGACTTGGGCGTTTAGAAATAGCAATTATAGATCATAGCAGAACAAGTCTTGTTGGTAGAGCGAGAGAGTCTATTGTTGATGCAGCGCTTGATTGGGGTGCTGATTACTTGTTTTGGTGGGATGCAGATATGAAGTTTAAACAGTCTGCATTTCTTTCTTTGTTTAGGAATAATGTTCCTGTAGTTGGGGCATTAGCTTTTACAGCTAGGCATCCAATCTACCCTGTTATCTTTGGTATAAATAAAGAAGAAAATGATGTGTATAAGTCGCATGTTATGTTTGACTATCCTAAAGATACTTTAGTAGGAAATGAAGAAGTAGGTGGTGAGTTAGCAATGGGTAGTGGTTGCATGTTAATTGATATGGATGTATTTAAAGTTATACCAAAGCCGTGGTTTTATTCTACGGGAACTGGTGAAGATTGGTTCTTTTGTAACCGTTGTGCAGAGTATGGTATAAAGCGTTTTGTAGACACAAGAGTAAAGACTGAACATAAAGAACACTTGCCAAGATGGGCAAATGAGGAGATGTATCAAATACTTAAAGAACAAGCACCTAAAGTTTATGATGATCTAAAAGAAGAAACGTCTAAACCTGCACTGGTGCGAATATGAAAATAACTGTTGCTATTCCTACTTATAATAATTTACAGCAATTAGAGTGGTGTGTTAACAGTTTATTTAAGTATACAAACCATGATGACTTGCAAGTTGTTATAGTTGACAACGGAGGAAAAGGAGAAGTAGAAAATAGGTTAGTGTTTGGTGATTTACCGATAAAAGTAATGAGTGTAAGTGATAATTTAGGTTGGATGAAAGCTATTAATTTAGTATTAAATAACTGTAATACTGATTACTTTTGTATGTTAAATGATGATGTAGTTTTTCCTCCTACAGCAAGTAACTTTTGGGGATGGTTAGAGTCACAATTAAAAGATGATGTAGTGGCTGTAGGCCCGAGCAGTAATTTTGTAGCGGGATCTCAAAGTTTAATGAACCTTAGTACGCCTCTTGTATTTTCTACTGATGTTCTTATTGGGTTTTGTTTGATGACTAAAACTCAAATACTAAAGAACTTAGGTGGGTTAGATGAGAGCTTGCCGGGAGGTGATGATTTTGATTTAAGCATAAGAATACAAAAAGCAGGGTATAATATGCACGTAGATAAAAGAGCTTATCTGCATCACTTTGGACAGCAGACAGGAAATAGAGTACATGAGGGTTTTTGGGATACTTCCTATCACCAAGAAGTTGTTAATAACGCATTAATAAAAAAGCATGGCTTTAAA